TTCTGGGGTTAAAAGAGGATTGGCTTCAGGCCAGCCAACAACAAATTTATCCAATTTAATCCTTCTTTGCGTTGGGCTTAAACTGGTATCTGCTAGAAGATCCTCCGATGTGTTCAGATAAGCTGAGTAAAAATCCTTTTTCCTATTAGCCAGTTTTTCCAAAATCTGCAATTGAGACATAAACCCTTCTGCTGTAGACCCAAGCGTAGGGGAAGCCGCTATGAAAAGCTCCATTTCTCTATTGGAGATTGCGCCCTTGGTCTGAGAAACAATGGCCATAGTGAATCCCATAGCCAATTGATTCAAAGCCTTCTGTGGACCTATAGCGCTTTCTGCGTCTAACAAATCACCATAGCCAAGCCCCGATATAAATTCTCTAAGACCTAAAGTAGATCTGGCAAATGGACCAAATTCTCCCCCCTCTTGAACTATTTTATTAGCCAAAAGGTATGCTTCCCCAACTTGGTCAATGATTGCGTCCGATGCAACAGCTTCTGCTGCAAACTGCTGTGATTGTTGATCTATGGCATCAAGAGCATTTCTGTCTCCATAGCCAGCAGTTGGATCTGGCATGTTGATCTGTGTGTCAGCGAGCTTGACCTCTCTGCCATTCTTGTTCTGCATAAGATCTTCAATAGCTGCGTAATTACTCGGTATGTTGGCAAGACTCTGAGATCTGTTGACGGTTTCCCCGCTTTCAGGATCAACTTCGTCATACTCAATGCGAATGTATTCCTGCTTTTTGTTGGCATTGTCTATAAGCTTTAAGTCTATCTGGTTCATGTAATCACGGGATTGTTGTTCGTCTTTTAACGCCAACTGAAATGCCTGTAATCCCATTGCTTGCCTATTCTTAGCGTTTTCTTCCTCATCCTTTCTTAGTTGCTGAGACAAGCTTACAAATCCTTCGCCTATTCCAACGTAAGGGTTTCTTCCACCTCGTTGCTGAGAGGCCAATATTCCTGCGCCTAACGAGCTTGCTAGGTCAAAAATATCTTTTCTTGGCGCTTGATAAGAAAAGGGAGCTAAGCGCTTTTGATACCTTTCAACATTTGATTCAAATGCTTGTGGAGTAGTTTTAGCCGCAGCTCGATTTTGAGCCATAAGCAAAAGCAAACTGTTCGGATCAATTTGGCTTAAATCAATGCCGCCGCTGAAAGGATCTTCCTCAGAAACCACCTCTCCTGCGGTTTGATATTTTTTTATCTGTTGTTGCATCTGCGGCCTTCCTATGCTCACTGCGGGGGCTGCTGATAATACGGGTATGGATTTCTACCCTGGTTCATGAAGCTACCGATACCACCAAGTGTACTAAGCCCTGTTCCAAGTCCCGCCATTATTGGGCTAGGCGCTGGAGTAAAGGTCTGCTGAGACGTTTGCTGACCTGCCGGTATCGCAGAAATAAACGGCAACAACGACTGGTATTGAGCCATCGGCGCTTGCTGTGCTGTCAGTAAATTCTGCCTTTGCGCATCAAGCTGTTGCTGTGTCAGCTGTTGTTGCTGGCCACCAAAGCCGGCTAATGCATTGATGCCGGTTAATCCGGCCTGTTGTGCCTGCCCGCCGAGCCCTTGCATGACCCCGCCGAGCCCTGCCCTTGATTGCAGCTGCTGCTGGCCTATCTGGCCCTGAATGCTGCCCAGCTGTCCTTGTGCGCCGGCTAGTTGGCCGGCAGAACCTAATGCTGCCTGTCCAGCTCCAGACATCGCTTGTTGTCCGGTCTGTCCCAGGCCAACTAATGTGGATCCCAAACCAGTGCCGGCTTGATATCGCTGCTGCCCTGACTGCCCTAAACCAGATGCCAGGCCTTGCTGAGCGGCTAATTGCTGACCGCCAGTGCGGCCAAATAAATCGACGACGCCAGTCTCTGCGCCCAAGCGCTGCCGAGCTCCGCCGGTTAATCTGTCTGCGGCGCCAGTTTCTGCCGCCAATCTTTGCCCAGATAATGAGCCTAGACCGCTCGCCAGCTGTTGCTGAGCTCCCAGTCTTTGACCAGAGAGTCCAGCCAGCCCACTACTGGCTGCTCGCTCAGCGGCCCGCTGTCTCGCAAACTCAGAAGTGCCCGCTCTTTGGGCCTCTGTGAAGCCGCGAGAACGTATTCCAGCCAATTCTTTGGCTAAGCCCCTGCCGAGGTCTTCACGCCGCTCACCGGCCGTTAAGCGCGCTCTGGAGCCAAAAGCCGATTCGCCGCCTCTGGCAACATCCTGCGCAAATTGCGCCATGTCGGCCTTATCTGCGCCCTCTAGCACATCTTCNATCGTTTGNGAAACNACACGATCTTCNTANGGGTCATAAAATTGTTNTGTTAAATCCTGGTCGTAGGCACCCGTCGTACCGCGAATTAAAGCCTCTGATTCTCCGAGCCTTTGCCCAAACTCATCAGCTGCGCCTCGTCGGATCGCCTCAATGCCACCCAACTCACCGCCAAACCGGTCGGCAGCTTCCAGCCCGCGTTGCTCCGCGACATCCATTCGGCCACCAAAGCGATCCGCCGCACCGGTGCCCATAGCCTCAACATCGCTCAGTCTGCGGCCAAATTGATCTACCGCGCCGCGCTGAATGTCTTCGGTTTCACCGAGCCGCCCGTACAAATCGCTAGTTGCTCCGCCGGCGAGCTGTCTGCCCTCTCCAATAGCGCCAATCAATCCCTCAAGCCCTCTGTCGCGCAATGCTTGCTCTTCGGCAACTCCTCGTTCCATTGAGCCTAATGCTTGTTCGCCCAGCTCTCTCTGTCGCTCCAAACCTTCGTCAGAGCGCCTAACGCCTTCCTGATAAGCACGCTCTGCACCCGTTAAGAAGCGGTCTTGAATTCCTACTTGACCGCGAGCGAGCTCCATGGCTCGTTGTTGGTCCGGCGTGAACCCAGCAACCTCTTGTGGGGTAACTCGTGGTGTTCCATCAGGATTGAAAAACGTGGTTTCGGCCGCTTGCATNGCGCCAGGAATGAAGCCGCCCTTTCCGCCCAGACCAAATAACAATTGCTCTAGCGCAGGATCCCGTGACATCGTACTGGTTTGAGCGCCTGACATATACGGCGATTCTCCAGCCGCTTCAGTCGGCGGTGGAAGTGCTGGTTGAGTAGTTGGCGGTGGAAGTGCTGGTTGAGTGCGTGCCGGACCGGGGTCGTAGCCGCCATAGCCGCCATAGGGGTCACCATAGCCGCCGTAAGGATCGTAACCGCCGCCGTAAGGGTCACCATAGCCGCTATAGGGACCGTAACCGCCATAGGGATCGTAACCGCCGCCTAGTCCAGCAATGCCGTTACCTCGGAATGCTTGAGATCCGCCGCGCCCTGCCTGGATCACCCCATCTCTAGTAATGATCTCTTCGCCAGTGATTGGGTCGTAATCAACGCGTACGCTAGACATTGGCATAACTCCCGAACAAATCCATCATTTCGTGCATGAGATTGGTGCCACGCTCTCGATCTGGCGTACCAGATGGGGTGAGAGTCAAAATGCCTCCCTGGTTGTTCATATCGTACCCGCCGGCCCCTCTTACAGCTTCTCCGGTAAATACAAACTCACCGTCGCTCAGCATGGCCGGCACATCGTCACTGGTTTCGGTGCCTGGTCCGTTGATGCCGCCGTTCATGCGTTCAAAATCTTCCATAGCCACATCGCCACCATTCGCATAGCGCATGGGATAAACCGCGCCACCACCAGCTGCCGCCATTGGGCGCCCACCTGATAGTTCTGGGAAGGTTCCTTGTGGCAACAATCCAAACTCAACAGGATTCGGTGTCTGAGTGCCCATCCTTCTAGCGATCTCGGCTTCGATGTTATAGCGCCCAGTTGGACCCATGGNGGTNANTNGCGTNNGCGNCACGCCTTTNTNTTTCTTGGGCNNCGTNAAAANCCANCTTGCNGAGCATGTAANCCGGCACGCCAGCCATAGCCAGGCTTCCAAGTCCGCCGCCGCCGCCACCCATCAAGCCGGCACCTAAATCTCCGAGGTAGCCAAATTTGCCTGTTTCATCGCTGCCGGTGCCACTGTACAGGCTGCTAAGAAAGCCACCACCTTGTGGTTGTTGGCTCATGAGTGCTTGAGCTTGTTGCTCTAATTCAAATTGTAAATCTGTATTACCAGCTTGACCAGCAGCGGCGGCTTGTTGCTGGAGTTGCCCCACCATGTCGTTAGGTTGTTGCTGACCGCCAAACACTTTACCAATATTTCCAAACAAGCCTACCTGGTCTTGACCTGGCATAATAAATTCTGAGGCTTTTCCAAAAAACCCCGTGCCTGGAAGGCTACCGAGGCCTGATCTAATTGCTGAAAATTTTCCGGTCGGTCCAAGCGCCTTAAATGCTTGCGCAGAAGTTCCGCCAAGACTGCCAATTCCGCCTAAAGCTTTTCCTACCCCGTAACCACCAAGTCCGCCAGTAATCGCGCCCTTGAGTCCTTTGCCAGCGACTACGTTTGTCGCCGCTCCAATTGCGCCAGCAAGTATTGGCCCAACGCCCGGTATGAAATTGGCAAGCGGACCTGCGATTGGGGCTATTTTTTTGGCAAGTTTTTTTAGGCCTTTACCAAGTTTTTTGAAAAAACCAAATTCCTCCAGGCCGGTCATTGGGTTTAATGATGCAATTCCTACGCCAGCTACAAACTCTTCTGGCTCTAAATCGAGTTCGCGAAACCTATTTTCTACCGCTTTTTCAAATTTTGGGTCATCCATCATAGCCATTGGCAAGATGGTTTCGCCTTGAGTTAAATGAGCTAGAAGTGTGTCTCCGCCACGACCTTGCGATGCAATTTCGGCAGAAATTTCAGCCAGCGGCGCTTGCGCCGTCATCTCGGTTTTTGCAAGCAGTTGATCTGCTGCTGCTATCTCATCTGGATCTTCTGCCGCCTCTCTTTGCGCCATCAACCCGCTGATAGCCGTTTCTAAATCAACATTTTGATTGGCCATCTGCTCTTGTGCCATCGCCATGTTTTGCAAAGCTTGGGCGTCAACATCGCCGCCTTCTCTCATTTTCGGCATTTGTTCCAGCCGTTGTTGCAACTCTTGGGCTGGATCTGGATTTTTAATAACAGGTGGAGTTGGTGAAGCCTGTTGAGCACCTAAAAGAGCATCCATCTCTCTATTCGAGACTTGAGAGTTTAAAAGGGAGTCCATCTCTCTATTTGAGATTTGCCCTTTTAATTGTGAAGCCATCGCTTGTGTTATGCCGGAATTGGCATCTAATGGCAATGGCTCTCCAAAAGGTCCAGTGGCGCTTGTACCTTCACCCATTCTTTGTGCCGCAAATCTCTCTTGTTCGCTAATTCCTGGCAACGTGGTAGTAATGCCGGGGTCACCCGAAAACCTATTAATCCTCTCTTGCAATTCGGGTGAGATTGCTGGTACTGCGCCGCCATTTTGCATCTGCATTGCTTGGTACTCTGCGTGGGTGGCGCCTGGCATTACAGTGCCGTCTGGCATGGTGTGGGTGGCAGCTCCGCCACTCAGTGCTTGTCTAGGATATTCATTTGCCATTTAAGTTGTCACCGTCACTGATCCAATTGAAAAGGTTGCTGCAACACCGTCTAAGTATGTTTGATGCGCGTATAAGTCCCTGAATGCGTTTCCATCAAAAGCTTGATGCACCTCCACAGTAGTATTAAAAATTATAGCACCCGCTCTGAATTGTAACTCAGAAATTTCATCTGCGCTAAAATGACCTACATTATCGGGGTCTTGAGCGCCAAGATTTATTTCTAAAACCCTGACCAGTTTATTAAAGGTGTCTGAAGATACCGACTCGCCCTGTGCTTGCGGTAATCTAGTTGGCAGCAGCTTTGACATTAGCCGCGACGACCAGAAACCTGTATATCCAGCCTTGTATTACCCACCCGCCATTTGTAGTCTTTTTTGTCAGGAGCATCAGTGTTGTCGTCGTCACTTTCAAACCGCAAAACCATTTGTCGGGTTCTGGTGCGCAAGCCACCGAAAGTGGTAGTCGGCGTGATTTGGGTGGTTGAGTCCGTCGTTAAGGTCTCGCCTGGGTAATTTCTGCGCTTGATAACGGCATTGATCGCCGGCGTGTTCGATACTCCAGTGCTCGTGTCAAACTGCACGTCCGGCACTATTTTCTTAATAAAAGCGAAACTGTCTCCGTCTCCGAGATCAATATCCCCAGATTCGATAAACACGTTGTCCATGCTGGATGTGTCGTCGTTGTAGCCGGTTTCATGAAGATAAATATAAGAGGCGCCGGCGGCTCTGGGTTTATCCTCAATTCCAGCATCTAGCCATGCGTAGCGCACCATTGAGCCGATGGACCACGTCTGCTCTTCATAGTTATAGATTGCATACCGAGATATTTCGTCGGTGTCGTCCTCTAGGCTGGGGTAAAAAAACCAGACCTCAGAAAATTCTGCGTTCACAACAACATGACATTTGAACGCTTGAGTTAAATTTAAGTCGTTGAACACATAATCTTGAACAGAACAAGGCAGCATTTGCACTGACCCGTTATAAAAGTAGAACGAATTTTTCGACATGAAGTACACGCCGTTAGGTGCGTTTGCGGCCGCTTTCGGACCGATGAGCCCAGCGCCTTCATTTACAAGATTGATAGCGAATGTAAGCGGCGGACCAATAAAATTCATGCTGTACAGGCTCGTGTCTGTCCAGATTAAAGTTTCTTGTCTGGACTTTAAGCCGCCGATAATAAGAGAGCCCGATGACAGTCGCACAGAGCCAGCGGTGTTGGTGTTCAGCGGTTCAAATTCGAGCTCGTTTTCTGTGTCAGAAAAGGCAACCAGCATGGGATCAATCGTGCCGGTCCTGGCTGAACTGCTGATCGGATCCGCGCCGAGCACAATCAAATGTCTGTCTGTCTCGGACGTTATGACCTGTAGCCCGACAGTTGGCACTAAGTTGGCGCCACTGACACCGCTTAATTCTAATGCCCTGACGCTGAGCCCGTTATTTTCAACCCAGCGNTAGATGCCACCACCCCGTGGATTGATAATAAGGTTTTCACCAAAATTGTCGTGAGTCCAAAGTCGCAGCTGACCAGTGGCCGTAATCGCGCTTGATGAGCCATAGGTGCCAGACCCCCACGTTCCAACTCCATATCCGGTCGATGGCACATAGACATCAAGGCCAGAATTGATCTGATAAACGCCATCAACTCCGGCGCCTCCATTTCCTGAGTCGCTGGCGTTGGCGGTCACCGTATCGCCCGACGTGTCTTTGGCCGTAAATTCGTAGGTGTTAGTGCCGGTTACTAAAGAGATTTGATATTCCTGGTTCAGTACGTCAGCGGTAATAAGACCGCCAAGCGTTGCTGCGCCGGAGAGCACCACGAAATCCCCGTTGACCGCTTGATGACTGGGGTCCGTGCAGACGATGGTTGACGATCCGTTCGTAGCGGCAAACGTAATGCTGTTGGTGGATGTTTTTCGGGTAGGCGTTACGTCGTTGTAGGTGCCGCCCTCTTCGATGTAATATTTTTGAGTCGCCCCAACGCCAAGATAGCGTGATCCGCCAAGGGAGATCCATGAATGAAGAGCTCTGGCGGAACCGGTGTACGTGTTTGATGAAAGCTTTTCCCAACCACCAATTTTCTCTGGGCGGCCTTTTCTGAACCTTACAAAGTTTCCATCCACCCAGCCATTTTCATTAGAGTAGTTGGTTTCTTCTTTGTTGATTCCTGGCTTAAAGTTAAAAACAGTTAAAGGCATGAGCAATAGCCATTTATTACGCTAACCTAATAATTGCCGCGCTACTTGAAGCGCTGGGAAAAACCACCGTGAAATCGCCAGCCGTGCTGGTTTTATCGCCGCCGAAATCAATTGCGCATACAGCCTTATTGCTGTTCGTCGTGTTGTAAATAAGACAGCCTCTAGCAGTCACCGTGGCTGTTCCGAACGTCAAATCGGAAAAGTCTACAACGCATGTGCTACCGGAAAGAGCTGGCGTTACGTTAGTAAGCGCGGAACC